AGTAGCGTAAGCTCTTATTAATGAATAAGCCAGGAATTATTAAATATTTTGAAAAGAAAATTCCTATCCTGGAAAAGAGTAATCGGTAAGAGCGGAAAATTTATATACTTGTTTAGCTTAATATCACGACTTCCCCGGTCTTAATGGTGCGCCGGGGTTGATGGGCTATTGCCAAGCGGAAAGGCACAGCACTTTGACTGCTGTATTCGCTGGTTCGAATCCAGCTAGCCCAGTTTGCGGTTTTGTTAATTCCGCAAGTGTTCTTTTTGAAACACTTTTTACTCCGGTCTTCTAGCCCAACGGGGCTGATTAAAGGGGCTTCAAATGTCCCGGAAGACTTTCTGAAATCCAAAAGCGTTTCAGAAAACCTTTGTTGCGGTTGGTGGTCAAGAACTGCAACAGTGCCGGATTGTTTGTCATGGCGGTCAAATAATTCGGTATCTTAGGAAGCTTAGTTCAGCGGTAAGAGCAACGGCCTCATAAGCCGTAAGTCCTGGGTTCGAATCCCAGAGCTTCCATTTCTTCTAAATGCCATTCATCCGTAATATGGGTGGAAAAAACTTCCAGTTGAGTGTGTGGATTAGGTAAATTTAGGTGCGATACGGCGTAGCTTAAATGGATCTGATTTCCCGGCTGGTATATCTCTGAGTTAAAAATATTAACGCAGCGCACGTTAATAAAAGGAGTTTTCAAGAGATACCGTCCAAAGACGCATAAAAATATCCAGTGAATCTACAGCACTAAAACTTGTAGATAGTGGAAAGCATAACACGATAAACCTATTGCTAACCCGGTTCTTCCGGGTTCCGGCAGGATAGAGAAGCGGAATCTCGCATGGCTCATATCCATGAAAACGGCGGTTCGAATCCGTCTCCTGCTATTTCATCTACCAAGTGTAGATAGGAAATCTGACTTTAGCATAGCTATTGTTGGTTTTTAGACGAGGTAGCTCAATTGGACAGAGCGATGAGAATATTAGTCATGTTTGTGACTATAATAGCAATTTACTCCATTACAAGGCATAGGTTGGTGGTTCGAATCCATCCCTCGTCACTGCCCCGGTTATCGGTTACGGAAAACCGACGGAACATGTCTGTGTTCTTTACTGCAAACAATTTTATAGGTTCAAATCCTGTCGGGGCAATTATGTGGTGCTTACAGCAATCATTTGGACATAACTGTTAATTATGAAAACCAAAAGCATCATGAAAATTTAGGGGACACTTACAGCAACTCACTTAAATAAAATCTAATTCGTATATTTTATATTTTTCGTGTCCTGAAAGGAGAAGAAACATGGATTTTGCAAATGCAATGAAAGAAGAAAGCAAGTTTACAAGAACCGAAAACGGAGCAGTTGCGCTGAATACTACAAGCGATGCAAGACTTGACCTGTTCGGAACTATTGGTGCATTGAGAGAAGCTGATGAAAATAGAATCACCACTTTATTCTCAGAAGCATTTGCACAAGATAAACTTTTTGCCACAAAGATTGTTTTTTATGCAAGAGATATTCGTTGTGGGCTTGGAGAGAGAAAAACTTTTCGAACCATTATCCGTTACATGGCTGAACATCATCCAGAAGCACTCAGACCGAATCTTGATTTGATTGGAGTATTCGGGAGATACGATGATCTGTATGAACTGATTGAAACACCACTTGAAGATGACATGTGGAAATCTATGAAGAAACAATTTGAGGAAGATTTGAAAAATCTCAATGATGGAAAAGCGATTTCTTTACTTGCTAAATGGATTAAGACTGCTGATGCAAGTAGCAGAGAAACTAGGAAGTTAGGAATCTTGACTGCACAGAAGTTGGGTTATCCAGTCTACAACTTTAAGAGAATTGTTCGTAGCATGAGAAAACAGATCGGTGTTGTTGAAAGCCTTATGTCTGCCGGTAAATGGAATGAGATTAAATATCCAGAAGTTCCGAGCCGTGCAATGATGATTTATCGCAAGACCTTTGCAAAACATGATCCAGATGGATTTAATGATTTTATTAATAAGGCTGATAAAGGAGAAGTTAAAATCAACGCTTCAACTTTGTATCCTTATGACATCGTGGAAAAAATCCTTTACGGACGAGAGAACAATAAAGTTCTTGAAGCACAATGGAAAGCACTTCCAGATTATATTGAACAGGGAACAAATGCACTGATAATGGCTGATGTATCTGGCTCAATGTATGGAAGACCAATGGCAACGTCAATCGGCTTGGCAATATATTTTGCTGAGAGAAATACAGGAGCATATCATAATTTGTTTATGACATTCTCTAGTTGTCCACAGATTGTTTCTCTGAAGGGAAAAACACTTCATCAGAAAATAATCAATGTTGCAAAAGCAAATTGGGGCTATGGCACAGACCTCAAAGCTGCATTTAAGAAAGTACTTGATATTGCCGAGAAGAATAATATTTCTCAAGAAGAAATGCCAAAAGCTATAGTCGTTATCTCTGATATGGAAATTGATTATAGTGGCAATAAGGACTGGTCTTTCTATGACAAAATGGAAAAGAAATTCAGAGAAGCTGGATACATCATTCCGAACGTTATCTTCTGGAATGTAGACAGCAGACATGATGTATTTCATGCAGATGCTACAAAAAAAGGCGTACAGCTTGCAAGTGGTCAGTCGGTAACAGTATTCAAACAGGTTTTACAGAATCTTGGATACAATCCGATTGAGGCTATGGAAAACACGATCAATTCGGAAAGATACAATTGTATTACTGTTGAATGAAACAAAAGTGAAACCCATCCCAGTTCTTTTCAAAAGAACTGACCGTGACAGGCGGTGATATGAAACATAGCTCAGTGGTAGAGCAATGATACTCAATATCATGTGACACAGGTTCGATTCCTGTTGTTTCTATCTGGCAAATTGCCATTGCCAGAAGTTGCATTTTCCCCCTAAAGTTCCAGTGTTTCTCGTTGGGAGATTTATGCCGTTCAAGTCGGCGCACTGGATTTTTCTAAATCGAGGTAATTTATGAATGAAAAAAGTTGCAAGAATTGTTGAAAACATGATAACTTCACATGTGTTTGCTTCAATGTCGATAGTGAATATTGCGCAGACTTTAGATGCATGTATGATAGTTGTGAATGTTGGGAGGAGAACAAGCATGAGTGATTTGTCTGAACTTATAAATAGAGGTGGTTTAATCGATGATTTTAAGATAGAAAAATCCAAAGATGAACCACCTACACAACCAATAAAGTTAGCAGACTGGTTGGTTGACAGAGGATTGAAAGATGGTATTCGCCTGTATGGGAATAATGACCTTAGAAAACTTGCAAATTACTTACTGATTTACTGTGGTGATGAAAATGATTGAGGTATGCGGTAAAGAAATCAAAGACGAATGCTCACACTGCGGAAATATCCTTGAGTGTGAGCTGTTCCGCCAGGGACATGGCATAAAACAGGAACGTGAGAACATAGCTAAAATGATCGCCTGCCAGATGAAGCACAGGGAAAAGAGGGAGGAAAAACATGATTAAAATATTAAAAACAGGAACAAAAAAAGAAACAACTTGTGATAAGTGCGGTGCGCTATTGAGCTATGACGAGTGTGAAGACGTAAAAGAAGAATGTATAGAGAAAGTGTTTACTACAAATATGCCATCTGGACATGGTCGTAAGCAGAAATATATTATATGTCCACAGTGTAAGAATAAAATAGTTACTTGGGCTACAAGATAGAGGGAGAATGCCATGAGAATTGAAGATTTGAAGAGCTGGACAATAGATCAGTTGAAAGAAGAAGTTGTTCGGTTATCTGAAGAATGTGAGAAGAAGCAGCATATAATCCTGGACTATGAAGCTTTATCGGAGACAATTAACCAAAAGCTTCTTGAAAATGATAACTGGAAGATTCCGATTGATGGAATTGAAAATGTAGATACTGGTCATCCATCTATAGAATGGTATGAACAACGCCACCAGGATGACTGTATTAGAATCAACGAGTTAACTGTTACTGTTGACACATTGGTTGACCGATACGCTAATTTAAGGAAAAACAAAGGAATGTGCTGATATGGGCGAAAAGGAAGAATTAAAGCATTTCTTTACATGTAATGGTGAAGTGATTGAAGAAATACCAGAGATTTCAATTTCGGATGGTGCTTTTGTTATCGAAGGCGGTATTCTTCACAGAAATGAGGACGGTACACTTTGTAGCATAGGCAAGCCGTTAAGTATTGAACTTAAATGTAAATTAAGTGATGAACTATTTTGGACACTAGTTGCCCCAAATCGAATAAACCAGAACAATTTCCGTAAAATACATGGGATTCCGAAGCGGAGGAAAATTAATGGATCAAGAAAAAACAAAAGGTTGTCCAGAATGGAAGACACAAGTACAACAGGCACCTGCCAAAGAAATTGTTGACTTTGCAAAAGCACATCCATGCGATTATATGAGAAAATGCTTAGAGCAATATCCGTATTGGGGAAACCAAGACAATGGTTTTAATAGGAAGAAATTTAAGGAGATTTTTAATGAGCATTAAGTCAGCATTAGAATCCGAAGGGATAGATTTTTCTGAATACATGAACCCACCCGAGCCGTGGAATGGACAGGCATTATTGAGGAATATCAATGGAGTGAAATACGCCTGTTGCCCTTTTTGCCAGAAGAAAGCACTTTTGATTAGCCCAAACACAAAGATTCAGCATCTTAAATTAAAATGCAAGGGAAGCAACTGTAAGAAAGAATTTGAGGTGAATGTATGAAGAAATACAAAAATATCCCAATAACAATTTTACAAACAGGTGAAACTGTAGCAGCTTCAATTGAGGTCTGCGTAGAGGATGGAAGAGAGGTTGCTTACTTCTGCGCTAATGTACTTGGACGATATGATTATGAGGAAACATTTATGGTGCAAATAAAAGGCAGAGAATTTCCGTTCATTATAAGACATTTAAGCGGTTTTACAGATACGTTTCCAGTTCGCATGGAAATGTATGCGAAACAAGTAGGAACATACACTATTGGAAAATGGGAAAAGATATTGAGAGGTATTTTGAATGAAAATAAGTCTTAAACGAATTAAATGCATTCTGACAGGTGGTTGCAGGTTCAAAAGTTCAGATACAGAATCAAAATGTGACGATAAGGAAAAGACTTGCACTATTACAGAAACTTGCTACAAATGTGGGAAGAAGTACACTGCCGTATTCACTTACAAACAGTTAGGGATTACAGATTGAGGTGAATGTATGATATGGAGCGAAGAAATATCCTTTGATGGATTCCAGAAGAAGATTGATGAGTGGTACAAGGATAAAGACTTTGAACTGTGCGACCCACCTATCAGTGCTCAGTTTGCTTTAGACTTGATCTTCAAGACATTAGTAGATGATAGAGAAGATTATCCATATCTCACAACTATGTCAGAAAACGTAGAACAGACAAATAGCATTATGCTCGATTTAATTCTTCGTAAATACAGTCGC